ACGGAGCCCGCCAGGGTGGCGTCCGCCTCGGCGCGGCCGCCGAGAACATTGACTCGGCCGAAGCGCTCCTGGCCAAATTGGCCTTGGCCGAACTGGGCCATCAGAAGGCGCTCAGCGCGACGCGCTTCCAGGTGTTCGAGGCCACGCAGAGGTAAAGGTAGCCGGCGTCGAAGGCGATCTCGCCCGCATTGCAGGCCTCGCTCGAGCTAGCCGGCGTGCGCGTGGCGTCGAACGGCCGGGCGGTGTTGCCGGCCACATGCAGGAGTCCGGTGCCGGAGACGGTCGGGCTGGTGGTGCCGAGGCCCAGCTTGCCGTCGGGCCCCAGGCGCATCTTCTCCACCCCGTTGGCGGCAAAGAGCAGGTGGCCGTTGGTGGGCAAGGCGCTCATGGCGCCGACCATGACCATGTTGGTGTTCCAGAGGCGCAGAATGCCGACGGCGGCCCCGGCGCTATCCTGGGCGCGGTAGGGCTGATTGTTATCGATCGTGATCGGCCCGCCGGCAACGCGCAGCCGGCTGAAGCCGTCGTCGATGCTGGTGCCGATGAGAAAATGCCCCGAACTCCACCGCAGATTCGTATCCTGGCCCAGCGTGCCGCTCGCGGTGACATAGGGAACGCTACTTGCCGTGGTGAGGCCGCCGTTTTTGACGACGCCGGTGAGGTTGGCGCCGAGGTTGGTCTCGAGGGCGAGGACCTCGGCGGCGAGCTGCTCGTGGTGACGGGCGAGGATGCGGCCCTCGACGGTAGCGCCAGAGGCATGGCTGGTGGCGGAGCTTGAGTCAAAGCCGCGGCCGCCGGAGCAGACGTTGAGCGTATTGGCCGTGATCGAGCAGATCAGGATATGCTCGGCGTCGATGGTGATGGCGCCGGGGGCGGCAAAGACGCTGCCGTTGGTGACCGGGATGGTAAGCTGCGTCGAGTCGATCGCCGCCGTGAGGGTGCTGACGGCGCTGTTTTTGGCGCGGAGTAAGTCCTGCCAGCTAGCTACGGCGCTGGGAAATTTGGCCGCCGGCTGCGCCCGGAGCGCCGCGGCGGCGACAAACACGAGAAGGATCGTACGTACGGTTCGCATCGAAAGTTCTCCTTATTTTTCGGCCACCACGAGGGCGCCGGCGGGGATCTTGGCGTTGTCGCCGGCCTCGACCTGGACGGGCGCCGAGAGCGGGGCCTGGTAGAGGCAGTTACCGCCGCTGGCGGCGTCCCAGAGCGAGAAGTGGGTTACCACCAGCCAGTTGGCGGTGGCCGGCGGGAAGAGGATCTCGGCGGCGTTGGCCACCTCGCCGTTGGTCGGGGCATTGAAGCTGATCGGCTGGCGGGCGTAGCCGTTGCCGGCGAGTTCAGCCTGGTTGCCGGCCTCGGTCGGATCGGCGTAGTGCAGGGCGACGTAGCGGGCGGCCGGCGGGGTGAAGGCTTGGCCCCGCAGGGTGGCATTGATAACGAGGTTCCTCAGGTAAGTCGACTTGCCAGCTGCCATGGCGTGCTCCTAAGTTCTGGTGACCTGAACCCTGCTTGAATTGCGCACCTCAGCCTCGAGCGCTTCGATCTGCTGGAGCTTCTGGGCCACCGGCGCGGGGCGGTACTGGCGTAACAGCCCGTCGAAGACCTGGCCGAGCACCGACTCAAAGAACGCCTCGAGGGTAGGGAAGACCGGCGCCAAGACCGTCTGCCCGTTGACCATGGTGGGGCGGACGCTCTGCGCCAAGTGCAGCTGGAGCGCCTGCTCAATCGCCGGAGGAATGTCAATTGAGATCTTCATGGGTAAATCGGAATCCAACCAATCCAGGTTCCATTGGTGTCGTAGACGCCGAGCTTGCCGGTTACGGCTCCGTTTGGCGTCCAGGTGTTGTCGTCGGTGTAGGGGACCCAGAGGTATTGCTGCGCGACGATCGTGCCCGCCTTGACCTTGCCGTAGGCGTTCACGTTGCGGATCTCGGGCGCCCATCCAGGAATGATCTCCCAGCCGTAGCCGGCGGACTTGAACTGAGCGTTGGTGGCATAGAGCGTACCCGGGCTGATGTACACGTTGCCGCCGTTGAACAGCTCGATATCGGCCGTGTTCTGAAAGGTGACGCTGCCGGTGAAGCTGGCGGTGCCGGCGGTGAGTTTAGCGGCCGAGACATCGGCGATCTTGGCGTTGGTGATGGCGGCGTCCTGGATGTGGGCCGTGCCGATGGCGGCGGCGGCGATGGCAGCGGCGCCGACGGCGGCATTGGCGATGTGAGCGCTCTGGATCTGAGCATTGCCAATGTGGGCGCTCTGGATCGCGCCGTTGGCGATGTGGGCCGAGCCGATGGCGGCCGCGGCGATGGCGGCCGAGCCCACCGCCGCGTTAGCGATCTTGGTGGCGGTGACGGCGCTATCGGCGAGCTTGGCGGCCTGGACGGCCAGGTCAGCCAGCTTGGCGGTGTCCACGGCCAGGTTGGCGAGCTTGGCGGTCGTTACGGCGGCGTCGGCCAGCTTGCTGCTGTCCACACCGCCATTGGCGAGCTTGGCGGCGGTGACGGCCAGGTCCGCCAGATGAGTCGTCTGAATGCCTTGCCCGGCGACGCCCAGCTTGCCGAGCGAGATCGCCAGCTCTCCATGCAAGGTGGCCGGATCGAGCCGGCCGGCATCGATGGCGCCTGGCTGCTCGCTGGGCTCGACGTCCTTATAGGCCGCCCCGCTCCAGGCCTGCGTCTGGAGCGTGGCCTGGCGCTTCCAGTTGACGGCGTACAGACGGAAGCGGAAGCGGCGGTAGCTGGCGCTCGCCTTGGGGATCTCCCAGTAGTTGATCGGCAGGTCGACGGCGACGCCGGCGCCCTGTTGCTCGTGCACCACACGCTCGACGCCTTCGGCGTCGGGTGCGGCTTCGCCGAGTGAGTTCACCTTCTGGACGGTGAGGCGGCTGAAGAAAAAGTTGACGTCGCCGGCCGGATTGGTCCAGGTGACGTGATCGATGCCCCAGTAAGCGGTGCCGTCCTGCGTCTTGCCGTAGGTGAGGTTGCCGGCGGCGGCGTTGGTGATGCCGGTGGCCGAGGCGGCGCCGATGGCCGGGATACTCACCAGCCGGTAGTTGCGGTCGTCGGAGGCGCGCAAGAGCGCCTCGCCGTGCCAGGCGGTGCGCGGCGAGAGGATGAGCTCCCAGTTCTCGTCGACCGCCGGCCGGTCCTGGTAGGTGATGACGCTGTCGGCCTGGCCGTCGGCGCCGCCGGCGTGCGGGTGGAAGCTGATGCTTTTGAACTCGGCCTCGCCGGCCTTCTTCAGAAACAGCGTGACGCCGGTGAACTGGCCACTCGACGGCGCGGTGTAATTCACTGTGATCTTCACCGCACCGGTCTGCTTGCCCTCCCACAAGTCACCTTGCACGGTGACAGTGGTGATCGTCGGATAGCCGATCCCCTGGACTTTGGTGATCGCGACGTCCAGGTAGGTGCCGGCCTTGGTGCGGTCCGGCAGGTTGCGGACGCCGTTTTTGCCGACGCTGGCGGCGACGAAGCGCCAGGTCTGGTTGGCGTCGGGCCGGGGCCGCCAGACGGGCTCGAGGTTGTACGGAGCGGGAAGCGTACCCGAGTAGGGATACTCCGCCACCGGCTCGAGCTCGCCGGTGGCCGGGTCGAGATAGAGCGCGGTGCGGAGCCAGTTGGCATCATTCGGCGGGGTGATCTTGAGCTGCACCCCGACGGTCTCGGTGCCCTGAGCGTCGATCGTGTAGGCGGGGTTCTGGCCGTTCATCGCCGGGTCGAGTTCGGCGGTCGGCGTGAGGGCAATCGAGGTCACGTCCTGAACCGGCGTGAACGGCGAAGCCGGCGCGAGCACCGTAGTAATTTGGGCCGCCGGTCCCTGCGGGATGCCCTGGGTGTTCAAGTTCGGAACGCCGTTGCGGTCGTAGGAGCAGGCGATGAGTGTCCAGGTCTCGGGCGCGGCCGGCACGTGCCGGCGCTCGATACGGATCTGATCGTAGTGAACGCCTTGAGGGCCCGGCGGCCGGAAGGCGTCGAGACCGATCTTGCCGGTGGCCTGGTGATAGGTGGAGCCGCCTGAGCCGTCGGGCCGCCGGATCCAGATCTGCACGCCCGTCCAGTTGGGCAGATGGATTTCGGCCGGGACCATCGCCGCCCAGTCGATGAGCAGGAACTCGGCCGTGGCGTCGAACTCGAGCGCGCCAGACCACGAGCCGGTGGTCTCGTTGTAGTTGCCGGCGGTGAAGGCACGCACGTCGGGGGCCGTGGCGAACGGATCGGTGCGCGGCCCGATCGCCGCATAGGGCGTCTCTTTCGGGTGCGGCGGATCCGTGCGGCGATGGAGCGGGTTCCTGCGGCTGGTCGAGCGCGAGACGAAGTAGAGATACCAGGTCTCGTCGGTGCCGGGAGGGTCGAGATTCGGTACGGTCAGAGAGACGAGCTCATTGGGATTCGATCCCTGCCACAGGTACCAGCCGAGCGCCTTCACGCCGGCGGGCGTTTCCAGGTACAGCTCGACGCCGGCGAAGCGGCGATCGTTGGCGCCAAGGTCGGCCGGCGTGCGGTAGCTGGCCTCGATATGCACCCGGTGCACGCCGTCGACGATCTTATCGCGCAACGTCGCCGCCGGCTGGGTGACGTAGGCGACGTAAGGCTCGGTGGGCGCGATCTCGACGTCCGGGACGACGTCCTGCGGTTTCGGTCCGACCAGCAGGTCGTACATCGAGTCGGTGGTGGTCTGGCCGGTGAGCTCGATCGAGTAGTCCTTGTTCAGGCGCCAGCCGGTGACGCGGAACTCCATGTAGCCGCCGGGCGCGTCCTCATGCGTGAGCGAGCAGACCATACCGGGCTCGACCTGGAGCGACAGGACGGTGGTGAGGAAGCGGATGCGGCGGGCCGCGCGGCGCTCCGCGGCGGTGAGGCCGCCGAGCTCCTCGCGCAGGCGCGCGGTTACGATCCGTGCGGCCTGGCTCTTGGTGGCCGTGCCGACGAGATTGATCTGGGCCGCCAGCTCGTGGCCGATGCGCGCCACATGGTCTTGATCCACGAGCTCGACACTGTTGGCCTGGTAGCCGTAATCGCGGTCGGCGAAGGTGGCGACGAGCTTGTTGAAGGCGGCGCGGATCGAAGCGAGCTGGAGCGATCCCTTGATGAGGTTGCCTTCCTGGAAAGCTTCGGTGGCGCCGCTGTGGAAGCGGACAAAGGGCCGGAACTTGCCATAGGCGAAGCTGTAGCCGCCAAGGCAATTCGCGAGGATCTCGGCGATCCAGTCGCGCAGCGGCTTGGCGTCGCGCAGGATGCCAGTGAAGGTGAACTGCTTCTCGGCGCCCGTGCCGATGATCGCCGGCACTTGCTCGTCACAGACCGCCGCGGCAGCCACGCAAGCCGGAATATCGAGCACGGCCTCTTGCTCGGCGAGGGAGGCTTCGGCCAGGCCGAGGCCGTTGAGGAGAACGTTCACCGCCACCCAGATGGGGTTGGTGATCGCCTCCTGCCAGCTGCGGGCGCCGGGCGCCGTCCAGACCCAGCCGCCGAGGCCGCGCGCAATGAAGGCCTTCATCACGTGGCCGCTCACCGCGCGCGGCTGAATGCCTTTCTCGTCGACGATCCGCACCTGCTGAAAGGCGACGCCGTGCAGGTCGGTGACCGGCAGCGGCCGGCCCAGCTCATCGAGCGAGAACGAGTAGGAACCGGAATCCGGATCGAAGTCCTGGACGGGATTCGAGCCGCGCGAGCGGCGGATGCCGTAGAGCTCCTCGGCGGCGCTCTTGCCGCCGTGGTTGGGCTGCTCGTCAAGCAGGCCATAGACGCGGCGGCCGCCCGCCCACTGGTAGCCGAACCCACCAATTGGCCCGCGGCCGATGACGCCCAAGGCGGTGTAGAACTCGCTCTCATCGCGGCCGGCGATGAGCTCGCACGGAACGACCAGCGGCTGGTCCTCGGGCAGGTCGCAGTAGATGTCGGCCAGCGGCTGGCCATAGGCGGTCTCGTTGACCACCGAGGTGGCGGTGAGGCGCGGCAGGCCCTTTTTGCCGGCGACATGGACGGGCTGATCAGGGACGACGAAGCCGTTCTGCCTGGTGATCAGCCGCCTCGGATAAGCGCAGTGGAGCTCGTAGAGGCCGTCGGAGGCCTCGAGGAGGAACTCGGCGCCGGCGTCAAAGGACCAGCTTGTGAGGAACCCGTTCCACAGATTGATCCTCGTGCCCGTGCCGGTGTGAAAGAGCGCAAACTCCACGGTGGCCCGGTCGAGGTCGACCGCATTGGCCAGCTGAGAGAGCACGCGGTCGGCGTTGCCGAGCGTGAAGCGAGCCGTATCGGCGGCGCCGGTCGTCTCCTGGGCGATGCCGTCCCAATCGAGCAGGCGCGGCTGATAGAGCGTGCCGTCGAGCTGGAGGCGGCGGTCCGCGAGCGGGAGGGTGTAGGCCGGATCGAGCGTGCGCAGCACCAGCAGCGGGATGAGCTCCTGGACGGGCTCGAGCAGGGCCTGCTCGAGGGTAGCGTCGGGGAAGCGGGTGACCGTGGCCGAGGTGGTGTACGTCGGGGTTTCGGTGGGGACTTCGACCAGCTCGATGGCGCCGCGCCAGAAGTGTTCGAGGAGTTGCTCGAGCGAGAGGGTGTCGCCGGCAAAGCGGACGGTATAGCGGGTGAGGCTGCCATCCAGCTCGCGCACCTCGAGCGTGAACGGCTCATAGGGGCCGCGGCGCGCCTCCCAGAAGTCGACCAGGGCCTGCTTGCGCGAAAGGCTCAGTTGAGCGAGTTCGAGGCGGATCCGCCGCTGGCCGTCGCCGAGCAGGAAGCGCTGCTCGCGCTTTTGGTCGCCGATGCCGAACTGGTGGATGGCGACGCGCGGCTCGATGAGGCGCACCAGGCCGTAGTCGACCGGCAAAGGCCAGACGCCGTTGGGCGCCGGCTCAGGAATCGGAATCGGGCCGAGGTAGTCCATCAGGCGACCTTCCTCCTTGCCAGGGGCGGTAGGATGAAACAGAAGGCTATGGCACGAACACAGAACAAGGCGGCATCGAAGCAGAACGAAACCGGGCCGAAAGCGGTTTCCAAACTGGGCCGGGACTTGCGAAAGATTCGGGAGCGGATCATCGCCTCCGGACTCAAGCCGCTGACGCGTCGTGAGATCGAGCGCGAGGTCGCTGAGCGGCGTGGAGCGAGGTAGCGCGCTCGGTGAGTCGCGGAACTTTCCTCGACGCCGGCGCCCTGATCGCGGGCGCTCGCGGCGCCGACCCTGACTGGAAACTGCTGCTGCCGATTCTCGAAGATCCGGAGCGCTGGTTCGTGGTGAGCTCGTTGTTGTATCTGGAAGTGGTGCCCAAGGCCGTCTATCATAAACGTCACGCCGAGAAAGCGTTCTATGACCGCTATTTCCGCGAGGCGCGGTGGGTAGGCGACTTCGAGCGCATCGAAGAGGTGGCGCGTCGGGAAGCGGAAAAGCATGGCCTCGGGGCGATGGATGCGCTGCACCTGGCGGCCGCCCACGTCGGCGGCGCGGCGGAGTTCATCACGACGGAAAAGTTGTCGAAACCGATCCATCGCTCCAAGCTGGTGAAAGTCGTCTATCTGTACGGCCGCTGACGAGTTTTTCCGTCACTCCACCTCGATCAGCTCGAACGCCGCTTCCAGGCGCGCGATCTCGTAGGTACCGCTGAGCGCGCCGGCAAAGCGCACCAGGTAGCGGCCGCGAATAGACTGGCCCGTCGGATCATGATCGGCCAGGTACGGGTAGAAGTAGAACTCCTCGGCCGGACCGCGCCGGGCCAGGTAGAAGTCGCGCAGCGCCAGCCAGTCCGGGTAGGCAAGGCGCCGCGCCAGCCTCCACGCCTTGCGGCTCACGAGCGCTTCGGTGCGCCGCTGGTCGCGCCCGTCGGCGTACGGCCCCGCGATCAGCGTGCGGAAGGTGCGCGTCTCGGTGAAGGCGCGCGCCAGGCCGGCCGGCAGCACTGTGGTCGGATTGGCGGCGGAAACACTCCCAGGCATCACACGGCCACCGTCTCGAGCGGGTTCAGCATGTTCACGCTCGCCTGGCGGCGGCCGGCCGAGGAGCGGATGGCCTGGGCGTAGGAGGACTCGACCAGGCGCGGCTGCGAGGCGATGACTTTGACCGCGCGGCCTTCCATCAGCTCGGTGGTCGCCCGGCCATCGAGCTGCAGGACGATCTCGGTCGGGCGTGGTTCGGGCCGGCTGAACAGCTCGAGTTTCATCCCGCCGAATGAGGGCAAGGCGCTCGAATAGCCGAAGGCCTGGTGGCCACGCCAGACGGCGTCCTGAAACAGGGTGCCACCCTGCTCGATGAGGCGCACCCCGCGCGGGCGGTCGTCGGCGAGGTGCAGGCGCTGGCCGGTCATCTGAGCGTAAAGTTCGATCTGCTCCCTAACGTGCGGGCTGCGCACGAAGGTGCGAATGTCCAGGCCGCCGCGCTGCTCGTTAAGCAGCCGGGCGAACTGCCGGTCGATCGCGATCTGGTAGGCGGCGCGGACTTCATCGCGGATCTTCTCCTCGGGGCCTTTCCGGAAGAGGCGGACCAGACCGGCGAGCGCGCCGGCGCCGGCGCCGATGGCTGCGCCGAGCGGGCCGCCGAACTTGAAGCCGACGAGCGCGCCGCCGGCCGTGGTCATGCCAAGGCCGGAAAGACCGCCGCGCTGGAGGCCAGCCAGCGCCAGCAAGCCGCCGCCCAGCAGGGCCGCAGGGGAGCGGCCGATGGCAGAAAGCTTCTGCCAGAAGGTCGCGGCCTGCCACGTGGTCGCCATGCCGGGCCCGAGCTGCAGGCTGCCGCCGATGCCGAAGAACTCTTTCCAACCGGCCGCCAGGCCCAGACTTCGGGACAATTGGCCCGAAGAAGCGAGTGCTACCGGTCCGGCAAAGCCCGGCGTGCCGCCTGGCGCGCCCGGCCCGAAGGGCACTCCGGCCAGGCCGCTGAGCACCGGGGCCGCCAGCAACCCACCGCCTCCGAGCGTTACCGGCCCGGCAAAGCCCGGCGTGCCGCCTGGCGCGCCCGGCCCGAAGGGCACTCCAGCCAGGCCGCCGAGCACTGGGGCCGCCAGCAACCCACCGCCAAGTGCCTGGACTGTGGGCAACCTGCCGCGCAGATTCGGCAGGATCCTGCCAAAGTCGAGTCCCGGCTGGAGCAGGCCGGCCACGAGCGTTGAGAACGCCTGCTTGATCGGCGTCAGCACCGCCGCGCGGAACAGGTTGAGGAGGGCGTCGCCGAGCGAGCGCGAGCGCGCCATGAGCGCGTCAAAGATCCCTTCGGCGGCTTGTTTGAGCTCGTCGAACCGGCGCCGCTCGAGCTGGGCCGTCTCGCGGATCCGGTCAATCTCGGCCTCCTCGAGCTCGGCCTCCAGCTGCCACCGGTCCTGGTGAATGGCAAATTCGCGCTGGGCGTACTCCAGGCGCAAGCGATAGGTCTCTTCGATCGCCTCGCGCTCGCCGCCCGGGCCGGTGCGCAGCTCGATGAGCTGCTGCTCGAGGCGCGCCTCCCGCTCAAGCGTCGCCACCTGGTGCGCTTTGAGCCGCTCTTCGGCTCGCTGGGCCTCGTCGCGCCGCCTCTCCAGCTGGCGGATCTCCTCCTCGAGCTGATTGCGTTCGGCTTGAAGGGCCTCTTCAAAGCGCCGCGACTCGAAGGCGAGCCGGCGCTCGGAGGCGGCCGTCACCTCCTGGTCGGGCGCCACGATCTCAAGGCGCGCCCCGGCGGCCGCGAGCGCGAGGCGGCGCTTGAACTGCTCGATCTCACCGCGCACTTTCTCGGCGAGCTTGGCCTTCTGCTCGGCCTCGCGCCGGGCTTCGTCGAGCGCCTTGAGGCGCGCCTCGATCACCGCCTTCTCGCGCTCGAGGGCGGCCAGGTCGGCGCGCTTGGCGGCAAAAGCCTCGGGCGCCAGGTTGCCCGAGAGGAGTGCCGCCTCCAGGGGCCGGCGTTCCTCTTCAATCTGCTGAAGGCGCCGGCGCAGGCCCTCGATGGTGCGCGCGCGCTCGCGCCGGAAGCCCTCGGCCAGCTGTTGCCGCTCGCGGCGCTCTAGCTCGCGGTCCGCCGCCCTTGCTGCACTGGCCAGCAACTCTCGGCGTCTTCCCTCCGGGTCGGCGCTGAAACGAATGCGCTCTTCCGGGCGCGTGGGCACGTCCGGCGAGCGGCGGCCGAACAGCGTCTCGGTGATGCGCACGATCACATCGACCACGGCCAGGGCCGGCGCGGCCAGCTGGCGCTTGAGGAGCTGCCAGCGCAGGCCGAGCTTGTCGATCTCGTCGCTGCCGGCGCCCAGCTGCCGCAGCAGATGCTCATCCAGGCCGAAGCCGAGGCGCGTCACCTCGCGCTCGAGCTCATCGAAGTTCCGCACCAGCGGCAGCAGTTCGATCGCGCCGCGGCCGAGCGCGGCATTGGCGAGCGCCACGCGCTCGGCCTGGCTTTCGACAGTTCCGAGCCGCCGCAGCAGATCGAGCATCACCTGGCCCATCTCGCGCTGGCGGCCCGTGGCGTCGAATGTGGCGACGCCCAAGCGCTGGAGGGTTTGCCGCGCGCGATCCCCCTCGGTGCCGGTGTCTGTGAGGCCCTCGGCCAGCTTTCGGGCGCCGGCCTCCAAGGCGCCGAGATTCACGTCGGCGATCCTGGCCATCGCCTGGAGCTTGTCGACTTGGTTGACGCTCAGGCCGGTGCGCTCGGCCAGGTTCGCCATCTGGTCGGCGCCGGCGCCGAGCTGGTAGACCAGGGTCGCGGCCGCCTTCGCCGCGATCCCGACGCCCGCCGCCGCTGCGATCGAGGCCGCGCCGAAACGCCCAAGGGCGCCGATGACGCTACCGATCGCCGACGAGGTCGCCTGGAGGGGATTGCGCGCGAAGTCCTCGAGACTCTGACCTAGCCCGCGCGAGGACTGCTCCGCTTGTTGCTGTGCGGCGATCAGCTTCTCGTAGGCCGCCCGCGCCCGCGCGATCGCCCGCTCCTCGCCGGCCAGCCGCTGGATCAACTGATCGCGCTCGGCGAGGAGGCGCTCGACGCCCGTCTTGCCGGCCAGCGCCGCGCGCTTTTCGACCG